TTAACACAATTAACACACATTAACTTTGTTAAACTTTCATAAAAATAATGTTTCACGTGGAACGTTTGCAAAGTGATTGTTTCACGTGGAACAAGGGGGCGATGGTGATTGCAAGTGTTAACAACAGTTAATTTATTTCTTTAAGACTTTTTAACGAAAATAATTTGGTGGTTTTGCAAAAACGTTGTATCTTTGCACCGTGTTTAAGAAACAATATAAGTTTAACAAATTAAATTAGGTAATTATGAATGAGAATTTTAATGAGACTGTTTTTAACTGCATCACTAGTGTTAACGCTTTAATGACTTCTAACGAAGTCGCTGAAGACGATAAGGCGGTTATCAAGTTGAACCGCTTTAAGAAGTGGTTGAATGAGTTTGCAGCAGCTAACGGGGTGAACGAAGTAAAGTAACCCCGTTCAAAGACAACAGAAGTTTAACGTTTTAAAAGTATAAAGTTATGCCAAAAGGTTTTAGTTTTGCTAGTACTTTCAATAAGACTAGTTTCGGTATTGATACTACCGATTTTCCGTTTGTAAAGTTGACCGATATTTACAACGATAATAAAGACGGTGGTGGTGATGTGGTACACCCTATTAACGGTATGTACGTTCACAAATCGCAGTTGGGTGATTCACCTGTAATCATTGACGCAGAAAACAAACGTCTTGTCAATTTGCCACAATTCACAGGTGACACAGTGCGAGAGATTCTCGCAAATAGTGATGCGGTGGACGCTATCAAAGCAAACAAAGTTGGTTACACGATTTATGAATATGAATCGCACGCCAAAAAGTGTTACGGTATTACCTTTGTAGATAAGTAGTTTTCGTAGGTAAAGGGTGGATAACGGCACGGGGGTAAACAGTAACTTAGTTTATTGTTGCCCCCGTTTTTGTTTCATTTAAAAGTGTTGATATTATGGCAAAGTTAAATCCGATAGGGTTTTCAAAAAGAACGTTTGCAGCAACGGGCAAAGTACACGTTGATAAGCAAATATTGGACGCAATAGAATCCCGTGGCTATTTGCGCAAAGAAATTGCCCGTGTGTTTCAACAGGCGAACCGACGCATACAGAATGTGGAAAAATCGGGTTTTGTTTCGCCCGCAGTTGTTGCGTTAAACAAAGGTGATATTAAAGGATTCACAAAGTTTTCAATGAAACACGATTGGAACGATTTAAAAATTGAATATTCCAAAGCGGTTTCTTTCTTACAACAACCTACATCAACGGCAAGCGGTACACGTGAATACTCAAACCATTTAAAGAAGTCTTACAACTTGAACGATAAAGAATTTAAGTTGATGCAAGATAAATTGATGGGTAAAATTGCAAGTGTTTCCGATGAAAGATTTTTGGAACAATATTTAATGCAGTACAAAGATTTCACGGGCGAGCTGGAGCAAGAATCACGGGACGTTAGCGACCAAATCGAAGATGATGCCGTTAAAATTGAAAATGCTTTAGATGATGCAATGGAACAAATTGCAAAAAGTGGAACTGCTGAGGCTTACGTAAACGGTGTTGACCATTTTAACGATGATGCACCGTTAAAAAAGATTCTATTAGAATTTGAAAAATTTGGTTTATAATGAAGAAAATACCCTTTGAACTACATACAGAAGTTTACACGCCAAAAGATATTACAAAGGTTTTATCTTTGGCGGTGAACGATAAGAATTTTACAGGAAACAATAAGGGCGAAAAGTTCTTAAACGTTCCTGTATCTTTCGATATTGAAACTACATCATTTTACCGTAATGAAGACGGGGAAACATACAGTTACGAACGCTATATGAAATTAGGTGGAAAAGAAACAAAAATGGAAAAGTGTTCTTTAATGTATGTTTGGCAATTTGGAATAAATGGTTTTTGCATAATGGGGCGCACGTGGGACGAATTTTTGCAAATGTTATCCGAAATAGTGGATATATTGGAACTTTGCCCAAAGAAACGAATTATTATATACGTTCACAATTTGGCTTATGAGTTCCAATTTTTCAGAGAGTTATTGCAATGGGCAAAGGTTTTTTCAATAGACCTTAGAAAACCTATTTACGGAATCACAGAAAACGGAATAGAGTTTAGATGTAGTTATTTGCTGTCGGGTTATTCACTTGCAAAGTTAGGCGAACAGTTGCACAAATATAAATGTGAAAAGTTGGTTGGTGATTTAGATTACAGCCTGTTACGTCACAGCAAAACACCGTTAACAAAAAAAGAAATGGGTTATTGTTTGAACGATATTAAAGTAGTTATGTGTTATATACAGGAATTAATCGAACAATACAAAAACATTACCCATTTGCCGATAACAAAGACAGGATTTGTGCGCAAATATTGCCGTTCTGTGTGCTTTAAGACAACAGACTCCGAAACAGGTAAAACGGTACAGAATTTTAAGTATTTGGATAAAATCCATAACTTAAATATAACAGGTATGGAAGAATTTGCTATGTTACAAAGGGCGTTTTCGGGTGGTTTCACGCACGCAAATGCAAAATATACAGATGCGGTGATAGAAAACGTAGATAGTTACGATTTTACTAGTAGTTACCCCTATGTGATGATAAGTGAGAAATTTCCTATGAGTACAGGTGTATTTGTTCCTGTTAAGTCTATGAAACAATTTGAGTTTATGACTTCAAAATATTGTTGCGTGTTTGACGTGGAATTTACCAACATCTTTGCAAAGTCGGATAATGAAAACCCAATATCTGTTAGTAAGTGTTTCGTAAAAGAAAACGTTTCAGAAAATAACGGACGTTTGGTTTGTGCTAGTAAAATCTGTATGACTATCACGGAAATAGATTACAAAGTGTTTTCTCAGTTCTATATGTGGGAATCTGTGAGAATAGGCAAAATGATTTGTTACCGAAAAGAATATTTACCCACAGAGTTTATAAAATCTATTTTGCACCTGTATGAAATGAAAACGAAACTAAAAGGTGTAAAGGGCAAAGAGGCGGAGTATTTAAATAGCAAAGAAATGCTGAATAGCTGTTATGGTATGAGTGTAACAAACCCTTTGCGTGATGAAATTGTCTGTAATGGTGAAACGTGGGACGTTGAACACTTGACAGGCGAAAAACGCTTAGAGGCGCTGAATAAATACAATGACAGTAAAAACCGTTTTCTTTTCTATCCGTGGGGAATCTATGTAACAGCCTATGCACGTAGGAATCTGTTTACAGGTATAGCGGAATGCGGCGACGATTACATATATAGCGACACAGACAGCGTAAAAATAAAAAATGGGGAAAACCATAAAGAGTATTTCAAAGCCTATAACGATTTGGCACAGCAAAAATTGCGTGCAGCCTGTAAGTTCCACAAAATACCATTTGAAAAAGTTGAGCCTGTCACGATTACGGGAATAGCAAAGCCTTTGGGTGTTTGGGACTATGAGGGACAATACAGACGGTTTAAAACTTTGGGCGCGAAACGCTATATGGTACAGGAAAAAGGAGTGTTAACGGTAAACGGAAAAGATTACGATTACAGTTTGACGGTATCGGGTGTTAACAAAAAATCTGCTATCCCCTATATGTTGGAAACATTTGGAGAAAACGGAATCTTTGACGCATTTACAAACTATCTAGACATACCGTCATCTGCAACAGGTAAGAATATCCATACCTATGTAGATTACGAACAAAGCGGAACTATTACCGATTATTTGGGGACGGTTTCAACTTATGACACAAAGACAGGGGTACATCTAGAACCTACAGGGTACACTTTGAGTTTGTCAGTACTTTATATAAATTATTTAATGGGAATCAGATTAAAGAAAGAATAATATGAAACAGAAGAAAGAAAAGGTGGAAACACCGAAATTTTATTCTTTGTCTAGAATCTTAGCAAAGAACGCAGATTATAACGTTATCTTTGGTGAACGTTCAAACGGCAAAACTTACGCTACCTTATTGTACGGTATCAAAGAATATTTGCGCACAGGAAAACAAATGGCTTATATTCGTAGATGGCGTGAAGATTTAAGGGGCAAACGTGCCGAAAGTTTGTTTGCGAACCACGTTTCGAACGGTGTTATCGAAGAACTCACAAACGGCAAATTTAACGAAGTCTTTTACGTTTCGGGTAAATGGTTTCTTTCGTCTTATGACCCCGAAACCAAAAAACGTGTACCCGATAACACACCGTTCTGTTTCGGGTTTTGTCTTTCAGAACAGGAACACGAAAAATCTAGCAGTTATCCAAACATAACTACAATAGTTTTCGATGAATTTTTAACAAGACGTTACTATTTGCCCGATGAATTTATGTTATATATGAACCTGTTGAGTACAATTATCAGACAGAGAAACGATGTTAAAGTTTTTATGTTAGGTAATACAGTGAATCAGTTTTGCCCGTATTTCTCAGAAATGGGGTTGAAACAGGTGCGAGTGATGGAACAGGGAACTATTGATATTTACCGTTTCGGTGAACACGGTGCAACGGTTGCAGTAGAATATTGTAGCACGATTGTTAAACACAAAGCGAGCAACAAATATTTCTGTTTCGATAACGAAAATCTGCAAATGATTACGGGCGGTAAATGGGAACTCGCAGTATATCCGCACCTACCTGTAAAATACAAACCGAATGACGTGTTATTTGTCTTCTATATTCAGTTTAATGAAATGACCTTACAGGGCAACGTTATACAGATTGAGGACAAAGAAAACGGGGTGAATAACTTTATTTATATTCACAACAAAACAACCCCGATAAAGGACACAGACAACAGTTTGATATATTCTTTGCAAATGAACGGCAAACCAAACTACAAACGAAAGTTGTTGAGTACTGCAACCTATCTAGAATCACAGATAACTAGATATTTCGCAACCGATAAGGTATTTTATCAAAATAACGAAATTGGCGAAATAGTGCGTAACTATTTAATGGCAAGTGCAAGAAGCAACATTATTACTTAATATCTGTTAACGGGGGTTAAAAATGTTTCACGTGAAACACTTTTCCCCCTTTTTATTTGGTAATACCAAATAATTTTCCTATCTTTGCAACATCAAATAACAAAGTTAAAATTTGCTATATGGACGTAAACGGAATAGTATCATTAATTAGTAACGTTGGTTTTCCTGTTGCGGTTTGTATCGCCCTTTTTTTCTATATGGAGAAACAGAACGAAAGACATCAAAACGAAACCGACAAGTTAAATGAAACCGTACAAAGTAACACTAAGGTGTTGACAGAACTTTGTACCTTAATTAAAACACTTGTTAAATAATGGAGAAAGAAAACTTATATAACAGGTATCAAACAGAAGTTAAAAACAAAGATTCTGCATTATTCACATTTATGCAGCGTGTTCTTTGTATGACTTCAAAGATGTTTGAATATACGGGCACACCCGAAACAATACCACCTGTAGAACTTGAAAAGATTCTGCAAACATCGGGTAATGTTGGAATCGCCAAAGTTAACGGTGATTTGTACGCTTTACAGGGTACACGGGGCGGTGAATGTGATGCGTATTATCACGGCAAAGATTACGTTGTTGCAAACCCGTGGTTAAATTTGAACAAAACGTTTAAAATTGATTCCGATATTGTCGTTATCAACAACACACCGTTTGCAGATTCACTTTTGCCAATAATCGGCAAATATGGCGTACTTTACACAGATGCGACAATAACGCTTAATTTGGCTAGCATTTTAACACGTATCACTATGTTAATTTCTGCTAGTGACGATAAGACCAAACAAAGCGCAGAATTTTTCTTACAGAAGATTTTGAACGGTGATTTCTCAGTAATCGGGGAAAATGCCTTTTTCAAAGGTGTTAACTTACAAACCCCACCGACACAGGGAAACCAACAAATCGGGCAATTAATTGAACTTTTGCAGTACTACAAAGCGTCAATGTTTAACGATTTAGGTTTGAACGCAAACTATAATATGAAACGTGAACGTTTGAACACACAAGAAGTTTCAATGAATATAGATGCTTTAATGCCGTTCGTTGATTCAATGTTAACAGAACGTGTTGAGGGTTTAAAACGTGTTAATGAAATGTTTGGCACGGATATTACGGTAACGTTGGGGTCTAGTTGGAAGATTGAGCACGAAAACTATTTGTCGTTACTCAAAGCAACAGAAGACGGGCACGACCACACCGAAACAGAAGACGTTGACCCTGTAAAGGAAAACGAAACAGAAGAAACGCAAGAAACAGAAGAAACAGAAACAGAAACAGAAGAAACGGAAACAGAAACAGAAGAAAATGAAGAAACAGAAGAAACAGAAGAAACAGAAGAGAAAGAAGATGAAAATTAAAGAACTTTTCACGGGTGAAAATGGTTTGTTTGAAAAAATCTTTGCACCCCTGTTTCCTGTTTTGTACAAATCAATTTTTGGGGACGATGACCCTAAATTAATAGATATTGATTTACGTTTCAAATATGGAAACAGAACTCTAGTTGATGCAGTCACAAACGAAACTGCAAACGATATTGTTAAAAGCATTATCACGGTGAAGTTTGATGAATGGCAAAAACAGATTCAAGTGTTTAATAACGAATATGATGTGTTGAACCCTGTAACGTCAAAGACAACGGAAACAACAAATAACACCGTTGACGAAACAGGCAATAACAACACCATTGATTCAAGTGTAACTTTTAATGACGGAGATTTTGGCAATGACACAAAGCAGCAAAGAGATTCCACAGGAAACCGACAAGAAACGGGCACTAAAACAATTGTTAAAAACGGTGTCCCACCTAGCGTTCCTACTAGTGAAATTATTCAAAAAGAAATGAGTTTGCGCAAAACTAATTTCAAAACGCAAGTAATCACAGAACTTGCAAAAGAGTTAACAATAGATATTTATTAATACTTAATTTTTATAAAATGGAAGTAAAACAGATTTATAATTTAGTTAACACCGTATCGGGTGAAGTATTGGGCAAAACCGATATTGTCAAAGATGATTTGACAGGTATTGTTGATTTGGGCACGGAGATTTTTAATCAAAATGCCGTTGATAATTACGTTAAATCACTTGTAAACCATATCGGCAAAGTGGTTTTCGTAAATCGCCCTTATTCGGGTAAAGTTCCGTCCGTTCTTATGGATGCTTGGGAATTTGGTAGCGTACTGGAGAAAATCAGTGCGGACGTTCCACAAGCAGAAGAGAATAATACGTGGAATCTTGAGGACGGCACAGAGTACAAACAGGACGTTTTCCACAAGCCAACGGTTTCTGCTAAGTTCTTCAACTCAAAGGTAACTTTTGAAGTTCCTGTATCTATCACAGAAAGACAGGTAAAGGAATCTTTCAGCAGCGCAGAACAATTGAACGGCTTTTTGTCAATGATTTATTCAGCAGTTGAGAAGTCAATGACTATCAAGACCGATGCGCTTGTTATGCGTACTATTAACAATATGATTGCGGAAACTTTGGACGCAGATAAAACCGCTTTCGGTTTCGTACCGTCAGAAAACGAAAATGTTGACTATGCGAGTGCGTCAACAGTTCGATGTGTAAACCTGTTGAAACTTTTCAATGAGAAGACGGGTGCGTCTTTGGCTGCAAACGTAGCAGTAACAACCCCCGACTTTATCCGTTTTGCTGCATATATGATGGGTTTGTATGCAGACAGATTGCAGACAATTTCAACCCTGTTTAACGTTGGTGGTAAGGAACGTTTCACACCGAAAGACGTTTTGCACACCGTTCTGTTGTCAGATTTCGCAGCAGCAGCAAAGACATATCTGTATGCCGACACGTTCCATAATGAGAACGTTTTGTTACCACAGGCAGAAACTGTGGCAAGTTGGCAAGCAACGGGCAAAGATTACGCTTTTGCCAACGTTTCAAAGATTGAAGTGAAATCGGCAGGCGGTGCAACCGTTTCAATCGGTGGCGTATTGGGTGTGATGTTTGACCGTGACGCTTTAGGCGTAACCAATTTGGATAAACGAGTAACAACCAACTACAACGCCAAAGCCGAATTTTTCAACAATTACTTCAAATTCGATGCGGGCTACTTCAACGATACAAACGAAAACTTTGTTGTGTTCTTTGTCGCCTAATTTGGTTGTTTAACTGTTGGGGGTGTGTTTCCTGTAGTTGATAGCACAGGGGCACACCCTTTTTAACTTTTTGCGGTATGATTAAAATTAAAACTTTCGTTTACAACGGCAAACCAAACGAAGTAAACAAGACTTTACAGGCAAACGAAGAGTACACGGGCGTATTGAATGCAACGTTTAACGTTTTAACACCTGTTGTACGTTTCAAAACTCGCACGCCTGTAACTTTCAATTACGTTTACATCGAAAGTTTGAACCGTTATTATTTCGTTTCTGAGAAACAACAAGACGGTGATGTTTGCACAGTTCGTTTGCGTGTTGACGTTCTGTTTACTTATAAGGATATTATCTTAAACAGTACTGCAACGTTAACAAAAAGTGAAAACGGTAACAAATATCTTTCAAACCGTACAAACGTTGTTGACGTTCGCCCGAATATCAGAAAACTAGATTTTCCGAATAAAGGGTTATTGAACGAAACAGGTAGTATTATTATGGTAACTATTAAAGGTAACGTTTAATTATGGCAACATTTGATATAGAAAAAGCAAGTAATACTTACACAAACGATTCTGCTACACCCGTTCAAAGTTCTTTTGAAATAGATAATACTATTTCGGGAACTGTTGCAAGTGTTACAGAAAACGGAAAAAGTAAAACGATAACGTTAACAGGTGCTAATGGTGGTAAATTTGAGGGTGTTCCCGAAATTTACGATTTTACAAACGAAGACGGAGACTATATTTCACAGGGGCGTTATTCCACAAAAATGACCGTTAACGGTAATGTGGCAACGGGCACAATTAACACTTATGATAAATCTTGTACCGTTGGCGGTGCAACATTTAATGCAACCCAAACGCCTACAAATTTGCTGACTTATGATACAACAGATTTCACAGGCGACGTTACAATAACCGACAAACAGGGAACGGATTCACACCATTTTATTGTAACGGTAACGGGCAACGGTGACGGTACGTTCACCGATTTAAAAGCTAGTTATGAAAATTGGGATGGTGATTGGGTGGAAGACCCGTTTAATGTTTCGGGCAACGTTGGCACGCTTACGGTTTATTGTTCTAAGGGTGACGAAATCGCTATAACAGGTAAATTTATTTCGGGTGTAAAGGAACTGCAAATAACTAACAATATTGCAAACACAACTGCAAAAGCGGTGGCAAGTGAAACAAATTACACCGTTACAGTTGAGGGAACGGCACAGGGAATGTTTAACGGTACGCCTACAATAACATACGGTGGCGAAACTTACGAAATGACCGTAACAAACCAAACTGCAACAATTATTGTTCCTATCACAACAGAATCGGTTATAATAAACGGTGAGTATCTTTTGGGCAATTTTATTGTAGTTGATTACAGTCTGACAAATTGCGAAATTGTTGGTGAAAAACCTGTAAAGGTAAAGACGGGGCAAAGTTACACGTTTAATTTCAAAGCGAACCCGAATGCAGAATTAACAGAGATACAGGCAAATTTCACAAATAATTTGGGTGATATAGTTATAAGTAACGGCACAATATCAGAAGATAAGCAAACGGGCACGGTTACTTTTAATTTGACAACAGGCGCAACCGATTTAACGGTTTATGCAAATGCCGATGTAGTGCAACCGCCAACGATTAAAAATTACGGTGCAATAAACGTTTATGTAGTTACGTTGGAAAACTTAGACGAATTTTCAAAGAAACGTTTCTTTAAACCAACGGGCGAAAGTGACACGGGCACAACTTATTCTGAAGTTAATTTGGGTGCTTATGTAAACCGTATCAAAAGAATATTTGCAGCCGTTCCCGTTGGTGGTGACGATGTTTTGAAATGCGGTAACTACAACACGGACATAAAGGTGAAATACCCCGAAAGTGATGTTATTTTATTAGATTTCGGCAACGTTGAACTAACAGGGATAAACGGTAATAATGAAGACTATAACGCACAGATTCAAATGTTTATCCCGTGCCGTGGCGTTGTTTCTATTGATAGTAATTACATCGGTAAAACGGTTAATTTGTCTATCAAAGTTAACGTGATTACAGGTGATGCTGTGGCGTTGTTGTCGTGTGATGATGTAACGTTCCAAATTGAAAGTTTTTCTTTGTCACGTGATGTTATTTACCGTTTGGGCACAGATTTAAACGTTGTTGGCGGTGAACAATGGAACGAACAAATTTTGTATGGTTTAGAACCTTACGTGTTTATTACTGAAAATTTAACCGTAAACGTTCCCGTTAACAACACACAGGAAAACGTGACAGTTAAAAACGTTACAGGGTTTGCACAGTTTGAAAACGTGAATTTGAACGCTGCAAACTTGTTGGTAGATGAATATAACGAAATTGTTTCACAACTTGAAACAGGTATTTATTTATAAAAGAAAACAGGCGGTAACATTTTACCGCCTGTTTTATTATTTTTTATTAGTAAATTCGTAGGCTAGATTTTTGCTACAAATAAAATCCAAAGCACGGTTTTTCTTTGCCGTTTCTTCATCAAGTTTGCACGAAATAGTTTTTATTACTAAGGTTTGCGCCTTTAGTGTATCAATAACAGAATTTAATAACATACCGTTTGTACCTGTTGTATCTTCTGCTATGTACTGCAAATTTTCTGTTGAAACTTTAATTGACTTCAACAAAATTTCTATTGCCTTTTCCATAACTATTTCTTTTCCAAATTCATTATAATTTGGTTACGGGGTTTACCGTTACGGTTGCAAACTGAAACGTGAAACCAAAAACTTTTAGACCCCTTACGATGTTCTTTAATAAGTTGGTCAAAACCGCCTGTTTCTCTGAGAACCTTTTCCAAAGATTCCATATCAGCACAAACCAAATCAGCAGCTAAACCTTTTTGGTGTTGACTGTTAACAACGCCACCAACGGCTTTATTTAACATCGGGCAACGATACCCACTACTAACTAAGATAGGTTTACCCAACTTTTCACGAATGGCGTCTAAATAATCAGCCAAACGATTCAAGTTGTCAACTACTTCAAACGTTGGTGTGTTATCAATACCCAAACGTTTTGCGGTTGCTGACTTTAAGAACTCAGACAAACTAAAATACTTAATCTTTTTCATATTACTTATTTATTTTCTGTTGGTGAAACAATAAACCACTTGCGAGAATCTTTGTGCGTTGGAAAACGCCCCTTTACAGTTATTGAACAATCGCCCTGTAAGTAATAAATCTTATTATTAAAGAACTCGCTTACTTTGTCAGAACGTACCATAAAAACCGTAACTTTGTCGGTTTGTTTTAATGTGATTCTAAAATATGAATATTCCATATATCAATTATTTTAAGCCTGTAATGGTGAACCTTACAGGCGGTTAAACTTATTGTTCGATTTTCAAAATACCGTAACCAACTGCTAGCAAACTGTTGATAACGTTTTCTTTCTGAGAATCTTTAACGGTCATTTGCCTTACCGTTCACGTTGATAAATTTTATTGTTACCATAATTTTATATTTTAATTGTTCAACTTTGTTTCTTAATCACGTTGCAAAGATACAACAATTTTGCGAAACCACCAAATTATTTTTGTTAAATAGTGTAAAAAGTTTAATTTAAACCTTTTTAACAAATCGCCCCCCTTGTTCCACGTGAAACAATCACTTTGCAAACGTTCCACGTGAAACATTATTTTTATGAAAGTTTAACAAAGTTAATGTGTGTTAATTGTGTTAA